CATTAACGAATGTAATAACGTACCCTTTGATGCTTACACACAATTAGCAGTTAGAACATCAGGGACAATATGGTTAGACTACAACCCATCAAGTTTGTTTTGGGTGGACAAGGAACTAATAGGTAAAGAAGATACAGACTACATTACACTTACCTATAAAGATAACGATGCATTACCTGAAACCATAATAAAGGAAATAGAGAAAGCAAGAGATAAGGCAAAGACATCTACCTACTGGTCGAACTGGTGGAGGGTTTACGGTTTAGGGGAGACTGGTTCTTTAGAAGGTGTGTGTATTCCTGATTGGAAAGAAATAGATACAGTACCAAGCGAAGCAAGGCTATTAGCATATGGTATGGACTTTGGATATACAGACCCCACTACAATCATAGGATTATACAAATGGAACGAAGCCTACATAGCTGATGAAGTATTCTACAAGTCTAATACGGTTTTAAGGGATGTTAGCTTGTTTCTAAGGCACAATAATATAAAAGACAACATAATAGCTGACCAAGCTGAACCGAAGTCCATAGAAACGCTTAGAAGGGATGGGCATAATATCTACCCTTGTACAAAAGGTAGGGATAGTGTAAACTTTGGAATCAACCTAATAAACCAAAACGAAATATATGTTACGAGCAGAAGCAGGAATCTAAAAAGAGAACTACAAGGATATGTATGGGCAAAAGACAAAGATGGTAACACACTACCAAAACCAACAGGAGAACATCCTGACTGCATAGATGCATTTAGATATGTACTAACAGATACGTTAGAAAACTCACACAGGGGGCAATATTATGTTTATTAAAAAAAAAGTTATATATTAGCATCATAAAACAAAAAACAATGAAAGATTACATTATTATTAAAAAAGAAATTTGTGCTAAACAAAACAGGAAGCACTTTAAAAAGGCAATAAAAGATATTACAATACTTGCACTTGCATCCTACGCAGCCATATTTGCATTTGTTAAAATAGCATTTTGGATATGGAACTAAATCAGGACTTCTTTAGAACTTGGTTGCATAGGCAATGGTGTTGGGACAATGGATTCTTTGTTGTGCTAAAACCAATAACAAGAGGTGGCTATAAATCTAAAGTAAGAATTAACTTAGACATACAAAAGAACATCCAACAAGGTAAAGAAGAATACACACAGAACTCAATACAGTTAGAGGATAAGATAAACGAATTGTACGAATATATGTTTAGAACATTTAGATAAGTTTTCATTTGGTTTAGTTGATTGGATTAGGGGGCAGAGATGCCCTCTTTTCTTTTATACATATTTGTCGTATTTTTATTGTATTAATATACGATTATGAAAGTAGATATATACATACCTGAAAAGTTATCTGATATTACCTTAGAGCAGTATCAGAAGTTTGCAAAGCTGAACACAGAAGAAAACCAAAATAGTAACTTCTTGTTACACAAAATGGTTGAGATATTTTGCAGACTGGATTTAAAAGACATAGCAAGAATCAAATACCAATACGTCAATAGTATAGTATCTGACCTAAACAATATCTTCAATGCAAAGACAGAACTAATACAAACCTTTAAACTAAAAGGTGTAGAGTATGGGTTCATTCCAAAGTTAGATGACATTACATTAGGGGAGTACATAGACCTTGATAACAACATCTCGGATTGGGAAACAATGCATAAGGCTATGGCGGTACTTTACAGACCAATTACATTACAAAAGGGTGATAGATACCAAATAGAAGAATACACCGCAAAGGAGGACACCGAGAAGTTTAAGGATATGCCATTAGATGTAGTTATGGGTAGCCTTGTTTTTTTTTGGAGTTTAAGCAGCGAGTTGTTACAAACTACCCTGAAATATTTAGCGAAGGAGATGGAGGGGAATCTGACTATTCAGCAACGTCAAGCTTTGGAAGAAAGTGGGGTTGGTATCAGTCAGTCTATGGGTTGGCTAAGGGCGATGTTACCAAGTTTGACAATATCACAAAACTAAATATGCACAAGTCATTTATGTATTTGGCTTTTGAAAAGGAAAAGATAGAATTAGAAAAGAGTTTAATTAAGAAACGATGAAAGGATTTTACCAAGTAACAGACAAACTAAAAACGCTTCTAAATGCAGAGCCATTTGTAAACACAGTTACCTATGGAAGTATTGACGATGTAGATTTAGACAAGCAGAGTATATTTCCTTTGTCGCATATTATAGTAAACAACGCAGTAGTAGGAACTAAAACCACAACCTTTAGTATTTCGGTTCTTGCAATGGACATAGTAGATATATCCAATGATGAAGTTACGGATACCTTTGTAGGAAACGATAACGAACAAGACGTACTAAACACACAACTTGCACTACTTACAAGGGTAATAAACGAACTACAAAGAGGGGATAGCTATACAGACAAATACCAAGTGCAGGAAGATGTTACTTGTGAGCCATTTGTAGATAGGTTTGAGAATAAGTTAGCAGGGTGGACTGCAACCTTTAGCGTTATGGCGGTAAATGATATGACAGTCTGCTAATGACCTTTGCACAAACAAAACAAGCCTTAGAGGCATTTGCTAAAAGTATTATAAAACAGTCAAAGGGAAACCTTAGAAGGCATCGTAATAATAAATTTATCACAGGTTCTACAAGTGGCGAGTTAGAGGGTAGCTTAGGATATGAATTAGACGTAACGTCAAACGATTTTAAGGTGCAGTTTTATATGGCAGACTATGGTGCTTTTCAAGACTTAGGTGTAAAGGGTAGTAAATCAACTTATGCTAAAAGTAAGAACAGTCCATTTAAGTATTCAGGTAGGTTTAAAAGTATCCCACCACAATCCTTAGATAAGTGGATGGTTAAGAAATCCATAAAAGGAATAAGAGATGAACAGGGAAGGTTTATTGGCAGAAAAAGTTTGAGATATTTGTTAGCCAAAAGTATATACGAAAAAGGTTTAAGAGCAAGTTTCTTTTTTACTAAACCATTTGAAACAAATGTCCTTAAACTACCTGATGAACTAATAGAAAAGTTTGCATTAGATATTGAAGATTTTATAGCATTAAAAAATGATTAAAGCAAGAAGTCCTTTCTTTATAGAACACCAAGAACCAGCTGCCCCTGCGGTACTGCCAAGATTTACTTGTGAAGATACAGTAATATCAGGGTTGTCCATAGCAGCAAACGGTACTATTACAAACCCAACAGTTACAGTAGGCACATTCCATAGTGTAGAGCCAAGTAGCTTTGGAACGGTTAGCGTTGATACTGTAAGAAACGTACAAGTATTAGTAACATACAACGCAACAACACATAGACCACCATCAGACACAAGTGATGAAATATATTGCATAGTACAAGCAACACAACCTGCAACGGTGGTAGCTGCTTATCAAAAAAACTATAGAGTAACAAATAACAGTACAACAGAAACCGCACTAATAAGCTATATTGCTTTTGATGGCAATCAAGAGATTACACATTATTTAGCACCAAGTAGTACGGTAGATATATGCGTAGCAGCAGTTGATTCAACGACCTTTGGTTTTCCTACGGTAGTGGGGTCAGATGTTACATATTTTGATTTAGTGCAAGGATGCACAACAGATACATTAAGCTAATATGAAAATAAATACAAGAAGTCCGTTTTTTATACAATTTAATAGTAATTAATTATGCCAGTATTAGACAGAGCAGAATTAGAACTTTACATCTATGATGGCACATCAGGTAGTTATACTGATAGCGATTTAAGATATGAATTATCTAAGACAAGAATTTCATCACAGGACAACATCATATTTGAAATAAGCGAACTTGTAAGAGATTACATAGACCTTACTTTCAATGACGATTACCTAAGCAAGACCAAATGGGTATCTGCCATTACAAGGTTATACGATGCAGATGGAGAAGAATTTGCAAGTGGTAGTCCTGTAACAAATCATTACTTGGCTATGGATGGCTATGGTTATTTTGAGGATGGTATAAACCCACAACTATCTGACAACCTACTAATGAGTAACACAACTATATACTTGCCTGAAAACACCGCAGGGAAGTTACCAATACTTGCAGAGGGAGTTGGTAAGGTTACAATAGATAGCGTAGATACTCAAATAACAGACAACGGAAACTCAAACCAAAAGATACAATACATTACCATACCTGCGGATAGTAGCACAATACAAGTTTACGATACAGACGATACAACATTACTTAAAACGGTTACAGTAAACAACGTATGCGAACCTAAGTTTACACCCTATAAAGTTACATTTGCTAATAAGTATGGTGCATATCAAGATATGTATTTCTTTAAAAAGTCCGTTGAAAGTATGACCGTAACGGATGAACTATATAAGGCAAACATCATAGACGTAGCTAACGTAACATACGCAACCTACAAAGGGCAACAAGAAAGGTATAATGTAAGTGCTACCAAAAGCGTTAGTTTAAATTCAGGATTTGTAAATGAGGACTTTAATCTTGCCATTGAAGAACTACTACTAAGTGAAAACGTTTGGATAAGATGGGAAGGTAGAACATTACCAGTAGTAGTAAGAACTAAAGACCACACCTACAAGACATCACTAAACGACAAACTAATAAACCACACGTTAGATTTTGAATTTGCATTTAGCAAGATAAACAACATCAAATAATGCTAAACCTACAACTTTACATAGAAGGTACGGAGGTAGAATTGTTTAAGGATGAAAGCGTCAGCTTAACCCAAACACTACAAAACGTAAAAGACATAAGTAAGATATTTACAGACTTTACTAAAACCTTTAACGTACCTGCAAGTAAAGAAAACAATAAGCTATTTAAACACTTTTACAATTTCGATGTTACAGGATATGTATCAGGTACAAAAAAGACTTCTGAATTATATCTAAACCATCAGTTTTTTAAGAAGGGTAAAATAAGATTAGAAGGGGTAAGCCTAAAACAAGGTAAGGCACACACCTATAGATTGACATTCATAGGGGACACGGTAAACCTTAAAGACCTATTAGGGGAAAGTAAGCTATCTGCATTGGATAATATCTATGGTATGGAGTTTACTTACAACTCTGATAATGTAGTTACTTATATGCAAGACGGTTTAGATGTTACCGTAAATGGTGTTTCATATCCTGATGCTTTGATAGTCCCATTAATTACGCATTCACAA